ATAGAAAGAGCCCCCGAGTAGGGGGCAGCCTGTAATAACAGAGTGGTTGCCGGATTATTCAATACCCTCTTTAGAGGGTAACCACTAGAGGAAGACCCTTATAGGGTCAGAGCAAACCACCCGTTTTACGGGTGGTTATGATTTTTATTAAGAGGTATATGAAATAATGAGCATGGGGGATATGAGCCCGGAAGCGCTGGAACGAATCGTCAGAATTGAGACAAAGCTGGATATGCTTGTCGAAATGATTCCAAAAATGCAAGAATTGCAGTTGGCGCACGAAAGAGCAGCGCAGAGCGCTAAATCAGCGCACCATCGAATAGACAATATATACAAAGTGGCGGGG